TTCGTCAAAGAGGTGAGGCTCTAAAATCATTGTGTGTAGGAATGTCCCTATTTGAAGGGCAGTAGAGTTTTGCTCCTTGCCGTTTCTCACAATGTTATTGTAGCTCTTGGGGGATTTCTCCAGCAGCTTAATAGCTGAAGAGCTTAGGGCATTCTTTCCCAAGTGTCCGTAGTAGAAATCGTCATCTACCATTTTTTCCAGTAGGGCTGCCTTGTCCCACTGCTCACCGTTTAATAGTGTAATCATAATTCGTGATAGTCTTCGTAGTTGCACTCAAGGCAGATGCCGTTGTAGTCAAGAACCGTGTAGCAGTATTCGCAGCGTTCAGGCTCTCCGTAGGGGTCAGGTGCGCCAAACTCAGAACACATAGCTAAGGAGCTTAATGATTGCGAATGGGGCTAAGAAGAGGGCAGCTATCATAGCATAGCCAAAAGCGTAGGCTTTGTAGTCTTCTAGGGTTTGTGGTTTTTTCACTTTAATGAGTATTTGGTTTACTCAAATATACACACTTTGAACAAAAAAACAAATATGTTCAAAAAAAAGAGGGCTAGTTGCCCTCTCTCCATTTTGTGTAACATACTGCAAGCCTTTGCTCTTGGTCAGGGAACTCCCCAGCTAGCTCACTCATACAACGCCCTATAAACTCTTGTTGGTCTTCTTGGGGTTTAGGAATTGGCATATCTTAAAAGTTTATATGATTTTAATTCTTTCAGGTCTTCTAGGTGCAGCTTTGTTAGTACATCCTCTCTGCCCTCTCTTTGGTAGAGGTTTCGGTGGGCTTTGTCTTTGGTTACAAAGTCTGCACTTACATTTTCAATGCACCACTCCAAAAGCTCTTGCCTACGGATTACCACAAAACCACCCTCTTCAGCTATGTCAAAAGCTATAAACTCAGCCAGCCCATTAAGCCAACCCTCATCTCCCCTGACATTCTTGAACTCTACCCAAATGGTTTTGGGGTGGCGGTTACCCTTGACATCCACCCCATACCAATCAGCATCCTTCCTCTTTACCCAGTAATCTATGTGGGAGTACATATCTTCTTGGGCAGTTGCCTTTTTGATTTCGTAGGATATTGCTTTGCAAGCTTCTATGAATCTTTGTTCAGCAAGGTCACCTTGTTGCCTTGAGTAGTTTCTCCGTTCCTTGCTGACCATTTTTTAGATGTGGTTTAGATGCTCTTCTAGTAAAGATAACTTGATTTTAATTTCTTGTACTGCATCTCTCAGGTCGTGAGAGGTTACAAGGGGCGTATTGATTTTCTGCTTGTAGGAGTTCCTAGCACTCTCGTACACATTTTTATAGAAGTCTAAAGCCAAGTCGCGGTAGTGCGTTTGCCAGTAGTGGCAGATGGTACTGTGCTTTCGGTTTAGGTTTCTACCCAGCTCTATGGTGGTGTAGTTATTCCGCAAAGCATTTACCACTGCCTTTCTAGCTAGGTTATTCATCATTGTTCTATCCTTTCCGCGAATGTCTACCTCAAAGGCATCTTCTACTTCATTGATAACTTCACTTATAATGCTCATCTGAAATATCCGTTTTGGTTCGTTGTAAATTTAATCTTTTCTAGTAAAAGGGCGGTATCTAAATAATTCCCACTCACCTCAAACTTTTTTTGGTTTCTGATATTCTCCAGCACATAATAGCGGTAATGTATGTGGTGTGGGTCTTTGCTCTCTTCGCACCATTTCATCCAGCCTAGCTCCGTGCATTTCTTGCAAAATGTCCACTGGTAGTGAATCACTTTGTAAACATCCTTTGTCTCCTTGTTTAGTAGGAGGTCTCCCTCCCTTGTGTGGGCTATTGACTTTGGGCGCATCGGTCTAAAGCTTTCTCTAGGTTCTCTACTAATTCTTTTAGTTGGGTAATCTCATAGGCTTGTCTAGCGTTTTCTAGTCTAGCCTCATTGACTTGGCGGTTAATGTTCCTCTCATACTGAATGAAGTAATCTAAGCAAGTGTTTATGTTTTGGAGGTCTAGCACCCAATCCGTCAAGCTCTCTCTGAGAAAGTCATTGCCTTGCGCTAAGTTGTAAAGGCCCTCCTGAACTGCGTGCATCTGCATTTGGTGGCCTCTAATAATCAATTCATTCATGCTACTAGAAAGGGACATCGTTCTCTATTTTAATCGTGTGATTCATTAAATTCTTGTACCCAATGGTAAAGCCCACATTGTTCCTTTCTGAGCGTATTCGGATAGGTTCGTGCAGAGGTGTTGGCCTACCGCCCGTTTCAATATCTTTGACTTTACGAATGTGAATATCGGTAAAAATCCAATCTTGAGGATGCTGCGACAGCCTATGTACAATGGCTACACAATCGGCCCTATTCATAAACTTACCGCCTCCTTCAATGTCTGAGGCCATTGGGGGCATTGGATGCCCTTCATATTCGTGGCCTTTTGGGTAGGTTCTGCGTAGAGCTTCCGTAGCTGGGTGAGTATTCAAAATAGTCATTACATCGTTTTTCTTGCAGAAGATTCTAATACGGCTGGTAGCCTCATAGTGGTATTCGTGGGTGCTTACCTTCCCCAGTGACTTTTGGTTAATGGTCAAAGAGTTATAGGGGTCAATAAGCAGCCCATCGTACTGCTCTTCGTCATAAAGCTCTTGGCAAGTGTCAAGGAGGCTGAAGATGTCATAAAGCACATCGGTCTTAATAAATCTAAAGTGTCCCAGCACATAGGCGTGAGCATCATAAAACTCAGCATCGGTACTTTCACGAATAATTTTACCCAGTTTAAATTCTATAAGCTTGCGCTGCAAACTACCCACCTCATTCTCCGAAGAGAACACCATCCACTTTGTATCGTTTCTAAGCGTATGCAAAAGCATCAGGTACATAATGGTGTGAGTCTTTCCAACATTCGCATGGCCACTGACTACGATAAACTCATTTTTTTTAAATCGTAAAAAGTCATCTATCTCGGTATGACCGAATTTACTTGCCTCTTTTATTTTTCCAGTGCGAACCTTATCTAGATAGTCTAGAGCTTCTTGGGAAGTATAAAGGGCTGGGTGCTGCATAGGGTACAAGGATAATTAAAAAACCCCTTCGTTAAAAGGGGCTTGTTTTTAAAATGGTGACTCTTCGTTGAAGTGGTCTTGGTGGCTTCTGCCTTTTGGCTCACCTCCAGTGACTACCCATAGGTACTCTTCTACAAAGCTGGGGATGGACTTGGTGTCTAGCTTCCCAGCAGCAATGAGGTCAATAGCTCCCTTGAATACTACACTGCGAGCTATCTGCTCAGACTGGTTAGAGCCTTTGGGTGCAGCTTGTGATTGAGGGGCAGAATAAGCTGCGCCACCTCCACCACCTCCGTACTGGGGTTTTTGTAGTTTGAGGGTGCCTTTCTCATTGAGTTCGTGGGATACTTCCTCTCCAATAGTAAAGCGAAGTGCTTCAGACTTTGAGAATACCATACCAGTTACTCCATTGTCTAAGGTGACTTCAAACTTGAAGAGGTCGCGCCAGTTGCCGTTAGGCTGGATGCTTGTGATTTTAGCCATTTGAAAAAAGTTTAGAGTTAATAAAATCCATCGTGTCTTGTTGGGCTTGGCTGAATAGCTCAACATCGTTTAGAGCTGCATTACGCAAATACTCTAAAGTCTTTACCCTATCCTCTAGGGCTTTAATTCTTGCTTGCTGGTATTTAACCAGCTCTTCATACTGAACTCGTGAATGTGCCATTAGTAATTTGTTTTGGTTTAACCCAAAGGTAAACAAAAAAACTAAACGGCAAAGTTTTCTACACAAAAATTTCTCTCAGCTCTACAAGGCAGCTAGTCTTTTCTAGTGATTTGTCTACCTCCATCCTAATCTTTTGGAAGTATTTGGGGGAGTCATCCTCTAGCCCTCCCCACTTGTTGAAGGCATCTACCACAAACTTTACTGCCATTATGCAGTTATCTAAGTCCATGCGGTAATTGCACCTTAGGTACACCTCTAAGCCCTCATAGGTTACTGGGTCATACTGCTCTAGCTGGGCAAGTATCTCAGCATTTAGCTCATCCTTGAGCTTCTTTCTAAATGTCCAGTGCTTACTGGAGTAGAACTGGTTTAGGCTTGGTATTTTATTCAGCCTGATTTGGATTGTCCCACCCGCAACGCTCCGCAAAGTGTCGGTCAATTTGTGCGATTTCATCTAGTATCTCTTTCTCCTTCAGCTTGGCATCTTGCCTAGCCTCTTTGGTGTTAGGGCAGTTGGCAAAGTTGCTAGCTGCTTGGGCTAAAAGATAGTCAATCTTCCGCTTCTTGGATTTGTTGGTATAGTATTGCCATTCCATTGGTTGAGGTTTTTGCGGAGCTTGAGTGGTTTTCAAAGTATTTGAAGTGTTGAGCTTTAGACCTTAAATGTTTTAATTCGGTTTGGAGGTGGACAATAGCTTTCTCTATGTCTTCATCCTTTGGGTTGTTGGGTTTATGCCCAGCCCTAAGCAAGTAAGCTATGGCTACTCCTAAGTTGTAACTATCCTCTTGGAAGTCTAGGACTACATCCATTGCCTCTATGCCTTTGTACTTACCCTTGTAATAGTCAGGGGTCTTGCTCATAGTGTTCTCCGTTATTTCCGTTCTGCAAGATAGCACGCATTCTCTTTTCTGCCTCTAGTTCTTCCTCATCAGTGTAATCCTCATAGTCATCCCAGTACAAAAATCTAAACTTGCTTTCCATAGTACTAACTTACTTACTTACTAAGTAATATACTAACTAAGTAACTAACTAACTAAGTAACTAAGTATATTACTAACTAACCAAACTAAAGTAACTCTACCCCCCTATAGTCCCCCCTTCTCTTTTTCTTTGAGTTTAAGGACATATCTCTACCTCAGGTAGGTGAGTATACCTAAAATGTGTTTGATGCGCTTAGAACGCATCTAAATACCCTTAAAAGAGTTTATTGACCAGTCCCTTGACCAGCTCTCTGAACAATACCAAGAGACACAAAATAGCAAGACTCCACCCAATGACTCCCTCCCAGCTCCATTTTTTATTCTTTGGGGCTATGGTGTTTTGAATCTTAATGGTTTCAATGCGGATAGTGTCAGGGGGGCATTCAGCTTGCACCATGACCTTCTTACCCTCCAGCCACTTTACCTCTAGCTTTACCTTGTCTTGGTAAATGATGGTGTCTTTTTGAATTGTCAGCGTGTCGTGTAGAACTCGTTCTTTGGTTACAATTACCGTGTCCTTGACAATTACACTCTCTTGGAGATTCTTCGCACCACCGCATCCAC